ATTTTGCGTATTTGCCTAGCGTGGTGTTGTGGCCGGGTGACTTGCGGCGACGCGGTGAGCGGGCCGGTGGAGTGACGGGTGCTGCGCGCATGATCATGCCGCTGCCCATCATCTCGTTCATTGTGCCACGGCGCGGCTTAGGCATAGGCGGGGTGACTTTTTTCTTAGTGCCGTACATTACTTTTTCACCTTCTTGGCTAGTTTCTTGAGGGTTGAGGATTTCTCAGGCTTGGCAGTCTTGGCCGGGCCTTTGGTGGTGTTAACGTGCAGAATAGGCGGGACAATGGTCTCAGCCGCAATGTGGGCGTTCTTGCCCTGTATGCAGCGCCCCATATTCTCGCAGCGCCCGCGATACGGGCAGTCATCACAAACAATCATTTCTTGCCTCTTGCTTTCTTATAGATGTCTTTGTCGGCGGTGCGCGCCTTGTCGCCCCGCATGTAACTGTTAACCCGGCCCATCGCCCACGCCGCCATTGGCACGTTTCTGGAGCCACTCGATAGGTAGGCGCCCTGACCGCGCCGGTAGACGCTGGCGAGTTCGCCGTATGTGAATTTGCTCTTCTCCGCCTTGGAGCGGAGCGTTTTCTTTGCCGCCTCGGATAGTGGCTTTGCTTTAGGCACGGCCTCGTCTCCCTTGCTTTGCTCTGGAACGGCTGACGGCCTTCACGTCTATCTTCTTGCCTTCCTTGTACGCCTTAGCAGTTTTTTTGATCTCAGCCGCCTTGCGTGTTTTAGACTTAGCGCCCTGAAGATACTTCTTCGGAACGCCCGTCTTTTTGTCTTTCGGAACATTGGGGAAGCGCCTCGACATTATGATCCCTTCTTCCACTTCTTCGACGGTGACTTGGTCTTTTGTGGGTTCCACTTGACCTTCGCCGCCCAATACGCCGCAGACAGCTTGCCCTTGGCTATGTTCTTTGCGTGACGGCTCTCAAACGCCTTGCGCTGGCCAACCGTCTGATTTGTCTTTACGCCCTGCTGGCCAAAGCGAATGACCTTGACCGTGTCGCCCACCTTCGCCACAACCACATGCGACTTGGTCGGGTGATTGGGTGTGCGCTTGGGCATATTGTAACCCTTAACGCCATATTTCGCTAGGCGGGGGTCTTTAGGTGCGCTTGGGGCCATTAGAGGATGCCCCCGGCGGGCTGGGGCTGCTCTTCGCGCGCCATACCAGCGCCGAGGAGGCCTGCGGCGCCCGCACTGAACAGCGGTATGCCTTTCTTGATCTCTTCACGCATTTTCGGCGTGATCTCGATAGTAAGGCGCTCGGCTGTATCATAGGGGCCGTCCATACGCACTTTCATAGGCCCAACACCTGCCTCTTTATCTAGTTTTTTAACAACCTTTTTTGCGGCCTTCGGGATAATATTATTGTAAAACGTCTCAAGGCCTTCATTCCCCCAGCGGTCAAGTTGAACCTCGCCGGGAGAAAAAGAAACGTAGCCTTTGCCTTCCTCAACGGCCTTGGACAAAAGGCGCTTGATGCCCACTTCGGCAAATTTTTCTGAGCTACCAACAAACGGCCCCATAGGCGTGTCTGCTGTGAAAGTCTTGGACACGTCATCAAGCTCCTGCCTTGCGCTTCGTATCCTAAAGTCGTAATCGCTCATTTTTGTAGCAATATCGACCCCATCAAAATCTGAAGGGTCTATAGCAAGCTCGCGCCCATCTGATGTTAAGGCGACTTGATCCGTCCCCCTCAAAAGGGAGTTCATTTCGGCGCGGCTTAAAAGCTCAGACCCGTCCTCAGTTTCAATAGCCACTCCAAACCTGCCATAATCAATGTCCGCTTGCGTCATCTTTTTGCCGCCAACTTTTTCGGCAACGCTGTTTATAAAATTCAAATAAAATTCGTCTCTCTCATCAACTACTTTGTTTAGCTTTTCCTGAACGGGGACCACAGCTTTTTTTATCTCTTCCTTTTTTGCCTTATCTTTGGCCGTGTCAAAGCCGTATTTGCGGCCCTGCTGGCCCCAATCAGATTGAAGCTCCTCAACATACAAAACGTCGCCGGCGTCCTTAGCCATTTTTCTGTCTGTTGTTCTGGTGTGAACGGCTATATTAGGCTCGTCAAAGTGAGCGGTTTCATAGAAATCGTCAACACGCCCTTCATATTCAGGAACCTGCAACAGCGTTTCACGGTAGTTTGTGCCGCCATCTTCTGTGTACTCGGAAAACCGAGTTTCGCCGCCGCCATAGTCAATAATGCCCCGGTCTATAGCGTTTGTCTCCGCTTGAATGCGGGCCTCACTTAGGGAATACGGAATGTTGTTTCCAAGGTCTATAAATTGCCCGCCCTCGTCCCTGATTGAGTACCCCATATCATCAGAGCCGACAATTTCATAGCCGGTGTCAGGGTCTTGGAGACGCACGACAGGGTCGTATGAGTAACGCTCTCTTACGATAGCATCAGCCGCGTCAAGAACGTCTCTCTGAACATCGACATCAAGGTCATCAAAGTTTCTTTCCTCAATGGATTTTTTTATCTGAGCAAGACCCTGATCGCCTTCTGCCGTCACATATTTGCCGGGGTTTTCGGCTTCGACAATACTTAAAACTGAGTCAAGGTCATAGTCCAATATATCAGCGGCCTGTTCATCTAAATAATTTGATCCATAAGCGTCCTCCGCAGACAAAACCTCCGGCCTGTCTGGAAAATTAAGACTAGAAAAGCCACTATCGCCGCCATAAAACACGGTCTCTTCTGGGCGGATGCGCTCGGCTCTCAATAGACCAACAAGCTCCTCCTGCGTAACCTGCGGCTGGTCGAGCAAACCTCGAAGGCCCGGAGTAAACGCGATTTCATCAGGCTTAACACCGCCTTTAAGCAACATCGCCTCAAATTGCTGGCCGGTGCCTTTTTTCTGCTTTAGTCCCTGCGCTGTTTCAAGCGCCTGACTGTAAAACCCAAGATCATCAACATCACGCACAGGCGCCTCTGGAGCCATAGGTGGGCCGCCATTGTCGCCCATACCTCTGACAATTAGATCATCTAGCGCCGCTGTCGGATCAATGCCAGAGCCTAACGTAACTGAGCGGGCGCGATCCGCCACTCTGGCGGGAGCGCCAGCGGCATAATTGCCAAAACCCTGAACGACACGGCCTACGGTCTGAGCGCCTGCCGTTGGGGCTAAAATGCCGCTGGCAATGCGCCCTAAAAGCTCACTACCGCTGCCGGTGGGCCGGTCATAGTTAACGCCCAGCAAATCGCCGAGATCAGCGTATTTATTGATTAGATAATCAGAGCCGCCAACCGGCATGTCGCTCCCAAGGCCGAGCGGGGAAAGCGCCATATTGGCAAGGTCAACCGGCGCCCCAAGCAAATCAAAAGGCGCGTATTTTGCGCCGCGAAGAAAGTCGGTGCCGCTCACCTGCGGGAGTTCAACGCCCTCATCGAGCAACCCCTGCCGGTAATAGCCGTATGCGTCCACCATCTAAACAATCCAATTCGTCGAGGGGTTCAATGTGCGATTGCTATTATAACCCCTTGACCAGCCTCCAGCAACCGCCCCTGCGCCGGCGAAGCTCAACACAAAGGCGTCAGCCACGTCGGGCGATCTCTGGCCGCGCTTCTTCATCTCGTCCTTGCTCTCAACCTTCAGCTTGCCGGTGCTGAGATACTTATACCGAATGCCGGTGATCTCCGAGATCAGCGTGTCGTCCTGCGGCATGTGGCAGTCACGCGCCTCAAACCACTCGCGGGCGCTCCAGAACAACTCATCGCGCAACTTATTAAAGCGGTCCTTCATGCTGGCGCTCTCGGATACCGCCACAGCAACGGCGGGCAGGTCCAACTCGCGCAGGCGATCCGCCAAGCCGGCGCCCAGACCAATCGCGTCCACATAGATCGCCTGCGGGCGCATCCGATACGGCACGGCGTCGTATTCGGCCAGTATGATGCCCGCAAGCTCCATCAAGTCCTTGCCCTGCCACGTCTTAATCGGCTCGACGACGACGTTGCCTTGGCGCTTGCACAGCGCGGACCTATCGCCGCCATAGCGGGCAACGTCCAAGCCCCATTCAACCGGGGTGGTGGGGCCGGCCTCCACGTCGCGCCGGGTGGCCTCTTCAACCAAATGCAGCGGCACAAGCACGTCGTCCGACTGCGTGGGAAACTCGCCCAATACGCGCACACGGTAGACGTTGCTCGCCTCGCCGTATTTATCCGCCATATCGGTGATAAATTTCGGATCGACGTACTCGCCCTCCTCGCACGACACCGTAATGCAGTGCCAGCGCTCGCGGTCCGAATGAAAAGCGTCGTAAAAATACCCGTCGGAGCGGGTCGGGTTGCCGCACATGATAATTTTCGCGCCGGGGGTGGAGAGCGCGCCCGACGCAGTCTCGAAGATCACGTTTGGCACACCAGACGCCTCTTCGACGATAAACATCATATTGGGCGAGTGAAAGCCAGCCAGCGCCTCCGGGTTCTCGCGGCGGCTGGTACGCGCCACGGCGAAGCTGTCCGACGCGCCCTTGAGGGCGATTTTGTCGGCCTTAAACTCGAGCAAATCCTTGAAGGGCTGGGGCATGTTCCGCGCCCAGCGGTCGATCTCGGTCCACAAAACGTCACTTAGCTGGTGGGCGCTGTTGGCGGTGACCGCTGTCTTTGTCGGATAGCGGGTCAGCAGCCACCACAACACGATCCACGACTCAAATGCCGTTTTCCCGACGCCGTGACCGCTCTTGACGGCGACGCGATCATGCGCGGCGATGGCGTCGAGCGCCTTGCGCTGCCACGTTTGCGGCTTGGCTTGCAGGACGGTCTCAACGAAGAGCGCGGGGTCGTCGCGCAAAATGGCGATAGTGTCGGCGGATAGGGGGGATTGCGTCATGTGGGGGTCCGTGGTCTAGGGATTTCGAGAGGGGGGTATATATTTATCACCGCCCCCGCGCGTGATTTGACGGGGGGGTCGTTGTTTCACAGCAATGTTTCACGTTTTGTCGCATAACGTCCATTATGGAAGAATCGGCATCAATAAAAACAATGACTTAGCCGTGGAACAATATATGCCCATAATTATGTCGCCTTTGGAACATCAATGTTAACCTGATCTTGGTTAACAACGTCGTCGTGCGCGCGTAGCGATTGCGCTTGTGTGTCTCGCTCGTCCTGATGCTCTATCGCGTTTGCCCGCCGCATCTCGATTGTCTGGTTAACCTGCTGCAAAACCTTGATGTAATCCTCGCTCGGCGACGCCTTCACGTCGATCTGCGCTTTGTCGCCATACACGTTTGGCGTCATCCGTGCTGACCGCCACTTGATATTGTCTGACAACGTACGATGCGCTGACTCCGTGATGAACCCTTTGAGCAGCATGTCATCAAGCTCATCCAGCCTGTCCGCATAGACCTGACCACGCGACTCCAGCGCCGTGCGATACTTGTCCATCATCGTCTGGTCTTTAACGAACCGACGCCAGACGGTTGACCAAG